GAGTTAAATTGGATATTGGCAGAAGCATCAGACGCAATCACAGAGCCTGTTGAAGCTGGCAAGGTTAGCGTGTTTGTACCCGCAACAGCAGGGGCAGCAAGTGTTACCGTACCGCTGGTGTCGCCTGTTAAAACAAGTGAACTCATATTATTCCTTTACAAGACAACCCAGCGGCTACCGCTAGATACTGTGACCGTTTGACCAGAAGCAATTGTGATTGGCCCTGATGACATTGCTGAATTGCCTGATGCTATTGTGTAACTCACAGACACAGTTTGATTGTTTACATAAATACCATTTGCAGCATCAAAAATAGACGCTTGAAATTCACCCGTACTAGGTTGATAAAGTAACTTTGAATTGCTGGTAAAAATATTGCTTGCCGTTCCTGATGTTACAGAGGAAAACAAAGGAAAAAGGTTTGTTGCGGTCGAGGTGTCATTGCTGATAGTTGAAGACCCGCCCGATGCTGTGCTGGCAATCGTTTGGTTTGGAAATGCACCAGTGATAGTAATATTTGCACCAGCAACTAAGCTGGGCGTTGATGTACCCGTACCGCCTTGAGCAACTGGCAAAACACCAACCACACCCGATGCGGCACTGAAAACCAAACTACCGCTTTTATTTAATACCTGAATGCTGTAATCAACATTGTCAACATAGAACTTTGTAGGCGTACCTAGATAAACAGGAAAACCATTCAAAGTACGAATTGGCTGAACTGCGGGTATCGTAAAGGCCGGGTCAAAGAATGTTGCAAGCGGATTAGTGACTGGATTCAGGTTGGCAGTGCCAATATAAATGTAGCCATTCTCCAGCGGCGCACCATCAGCATCGGTGAATATTGGGAATGGGGGTTCAATGGTTACTGCGGACATTTTTTCATTCTCCTGTTATTTGCGCTTGAGCAATTCTTCCATAGCCTTAACTGCGTTTTCTTTATTGATACCACGCAGATTCTCTGCTTTTTCCGCAAGTAATTCAAATGCCCGACTTGCGCCACCACCCCTTGCAATGTCAACTCCAGTTTCCATAGCTTCGGCAACTTGACCCTTCAATGAAGTCTGCGCCTGTGCGCCAAACATACGATCAAGTTCATTGACAAAAATTAACTGATTGATGACATCATCTTCAATTTTCATTCCGTACTTGGTGGCGGTCTGATTTGCTAGGTCAAGAGCATCAATTAAGTTTGCCCGTGTCCCGTAGTTACTTGTCAACTTACGCATGGCTGTACCAAGTGCTTTATCGGCATTTGCTGAATCAAAATCTATTTGTGTGCCTGCGGCTTTTTGCAAATCATCCAGCGATGTAACTGTTTCGGAATACTTTGTATTTGCAACTTTGTAGTCATCAAAAGCATCGCCAAGACTTTTATTAAGATTTCTACGTAAAGTCTTCAATGCGCGTTCAGCTTGTGTGGTTAATGGGTTAGCCGTATTCCGCTTACCATAATCAACTTGAGTATCAATAAAACGCTTGGCAGTGTGAACGCCATAAGCATCTGGCGGTTTAGTTGTGCTCAAACGCTCTAAAACAGCATTCAAGACCCTTTGCGCTTGCTTGTCTCCCTGTATATCAGAACCTTGCAAAACGGCTTTAGCGACCCCATTTGCATCCAGTTCTACCCTTACACCTAAAGCCTCAAGGTCTTTGATAAAGGTATTGATAGCTGGGTCAAAGTTTACCCGCTTACCACGCAATTGATTGTTTGCAACCTCTGTGATTCGGTTACCCGCCTCTTTGTTGGCTTTGCCTAAAAATGAAATACGTGATTCAACCGTATCGCCTAATATGTCAGCGGGTCTTTTTGTTGCCCTAAATCGTTCACTCTTTTCGCCCATTTTAAAAATGTTTAGCATCTTTGACATGGCTTGGCGGTCTTTGGGGCTTGCAGCTTTGATGCTGGCAAGCGTGCCATCTTTCCACCCTTGTTTAAGTGCCTCATTTATAGGCACATCAATTACAGGCTGATTCTTTACAAGCCGATAGTTGACTACCGATGTGTCGGTTGGGTCAGCTATTAAAGCATCGACAATCTCTTTTTTCTTTTGCGGGTTGCTATCCAAAACAACTTGCTCTACAACATTAGCCGCTTTTTTAACCGTTTTTATTGGCTCAGTAAAAGTTTTTTCAACGCCACTTAAAACTTGCTTAACAGTTGCAACTGGCTCAGTAACCGCTTGTATTACACCTTCACCTATTGCCCGAGAGCCTTGTTTTACCGCCTCAACCACTGGCGGTATTACCTTGGTAAGTATTTGCGGGACTGGGCCAAGCGCAGATGCTAATGCAATAGGTAAAGTATTTAACTCACCACCAGCTGCACTTTCACCAGTTTCAACCGCAGTCTGCGTTAATCCTGAACGAACAATAGCCGATGGAATAGTTCTTGCCATTCCAGCTGGAGTGAATAAAGAAGCACCACCTACCACCGCAGGAATATCCTTAGCAGTCAAGCCGGGTTCAATAACATACTCTTTGCCATCAGTAGGTGACTTTAAAAAAATTGTTCCTAACTCATCTTTGCGGTAAGTCAAGCCGGGGAAATTAGCTTGAAATATTTTTGCTTTTTCTTCTGGGTTTGCCAACAATCCACCCAATGCCGACTTGACCAAACCAAACGACATTTGATTAGTTTCTGGCATTGCATAAATTGTCCTGCCTTCTTTCAGTGCCGCAGCCACTTCTGGGCTTGCCGAACGCTTTTCACCTGTTACAGATTCAACTAAGCCCGCAATGAAACCATCTGGCTTTTCTTCAACAGGAGGCGGTGCATCAAATTGATCAAAAATGTTTTGACTTCCACCAGCTTGAATTTCTACAACAGGCTGTTGTGATGGTATTTGCGTTGTAACTGCTGTTGGTGGCGCAGCTGGAGTAAAAAAAGCATTTAATGTCTGGTCATAATAAGTGCCTTGTGGCTTGGCATCAACAAGCCCAATCGGCAATAACTTAAAACCTTCTGGCACAGCAACAGAAGCTGCTCTTGAGTCTTCAGCAAAGATTGGTGTGCCCTTAACCTCAATTTTAATTGGCGCATCAAATTGATCAAAAATATTTGCCGCCATTATTGAGCCTTCAAATATTGTGCAGAGGAACCCGGGCCATATTTTTTGTCAAACTCAGCCGCACGACTAGGGTCTTTTTTTAGAAAATCAATTGCATCTTGTGACGGAATTATTTGGTTTACTTCACCCCTGCCGCCACCTTGTGCACCAAAAACGTTGTCAGCATTAAGTTTGTAATTATCCACAACAACACGCAAATCTTTTTTGTCTTGGTCTGCTTTTTTCTTTCCCGCATTTAAGTACTGCTGTGCCAAATCCACATACTGTTGACGTTGTTTTGAATCCAGCGTAAATATTGCGCCAGATTCTAATTTTCCTGCTTGATTTTTTAATTCTTGTAATAGTCCTGCGGTATCTCTTGCCAAGGCAAAATCAGTTTCACGAACAATAGCGCCGGGGTCGATCATTTTCATGAAGCCCGTAATTAATGCAATATCGCCGGGGCCATTTTTTGCCTTTGCTGATGCATTAATTGTTTCAAATGTAGTGCCAAGTTCCTGGTATTGTTTTGTGCGAACTTGAAATTCTTTGCGTAATTTTTCTTCTTGCTCAAATGCTTTTGCTGGGTCAAGCCCACCAGACTTTTTGAAAGCCTCTAACTCCAAAACTGCTTTTTGAGTTTCAATACTAAGTTTTCTTGTTTTTACCTTTACTTCATTTGTCTGTGCTTTTGTCAAACCTAATTCTGCCGCTTTTTTATCAATTTCCAGCACAGCATTTGCTCTGGCAAAATCTGCATCTACTTCGGCTTTTTTAGCCTGTGCATCACGTAATTGTTTTTCTGCCACTAAGCGAGCAGGGGTATCTTTGGCTTCAGCCGCAGCTTTTTCAGCATCAGCTACAGCCTTATCAGCATCAGCTACAGCCTTATCAGCATCAGACCTTGCTTTATCCGAGTCTGCAATAATTTTTGCTTGTGCGGCGGCTTGTGTGGCATCAGCTATCTCTGTTTTTATTTTTTCTTGTTTTGCTTTTTCTTCTTCAAGTTTTCTTTGTGCCTCTGCTTTTAAAATATCATCTGGTGCAGTGGCAACGGCAGTCTCCAAATCTAGTATCTTTTTATCTGCATCGGCCTTTTTTTCTCTCAATGCTTCTGGCGCAAGTGCTTCTGCTCTTATTGTGCTTAGTGTCTTGTCAACATTTTCTAGGTAATCTTTGCCGCCGGGTAATTGCGCCAGCATCAAACCAATTGTGGCCTGTGCGCCAGTTGGGTTCAGGTCAATTAATTGCAAATATGTTTCTGCCGCTTTTGCTTCCTCTTCACGCCCAGAACCCCGAAGCGCAGTGGCTTGTTCTTGTAAGAGATTTTTTGCAATGTCAGGGTTTCCAGACTTTAATGCTGTGAATATTTGCGCCGATTGTGAAAGTCTATTTTGTTGTTGTTCTACATTCATTAATTCAAAGGATTTACGAACGCTCTCGGCCTGATCTTTTGGTAGGAATGCAGTCACTCGCGCATAGTCTGCACTTGTTGCATTTGGGTTGCTGAACAAGGTTTTTAATTCAGTTTGTGCGGCTTGTGCATCTTTTAATGCCTTGCGTTCAAGTTCACGTCTTTGCTGTATCTGCTGCATTTCCACGACAGAAGAACCAAGTTTAAAACCGCCCAAAGCTGCTTCAAACGGGCTTTGCACATCAGTAGAGTAATTGATTGGAGGTTGAAATGGGTTAATAGTTGCCATAATTTAGCCTCTTAAAGCTGCACTGATTTGCCACCAAAACCAGTCCCGCCAGACGCAATTTGGTAACCCAGTAATTGCGAAGGTAAATTAAACAATTGACCATAAGCTTTTGCCTCACCAATAACGCCACCAGCTCGTGCCGACCCTTGTTGGGCAAGTAAATTCGCTACGTTTATTCCTGTATCAATACCTTGAGCGCCAACTCCGGCAGCAGATGCTTGACCAAGTTTTAATAAATTTGCTTGAGTTTCTCGCCCAATATCAGAAAATCCACCAAGCCGTCTATATTGGTTTTCAATTTCTTCTTGCAACATTTGCGGGCGAAATTGCGCCAATGCCGATTGTAAATTTCCGCCACGCAGTCCGCCAGTCGCTGAAGCACGTTGTAGCAAAGCCTCTTCACCAGCTTGCACCGAAGCTTGGTAACCGCCACCTTGTTCAATTTGTGCAATTGCTTGTCTTTGTCTCTCCGGCCCAAGTAAACCAGTCAATGCTTGCTGTTGCTCAAATGCCTCAACACCCGGTTCAGAATACGCCGCATAACCAGACATTGCTGGTTTCCCCAAATCAACGTAAGGTTTCATTAACGTTTGCAAGGCATCAAACTGCCTACGCTGTTCTGCAACACCTTCACGAGATGCTTCTGCTTGAATGCCAGCTCCTTCTTTAGCCGCTGATGCACCCATGGAACTTCCAATGAGTTGACTGCCGCCTACTACTAGGGCTGTGATTGGATCAGGCATTGCCAAACTCCTTTAAATAATCTGAAAAAGTTTCGCCATATAAAGCCATCACATGATGACCATGCACAGTAGCAAAACCAGCCCCATGCACAAGCGAAACCGTCATCAAAATCAAATCGTAATACCCAGCTCTCCACATAAACGATTTGGCATCTACCTGCCCTGCACGTTCTGCCGTATCTGAAGCTTGCCATTTGAGAATCATTGTTGCCAGCAAAGGGGTTAAATGGTGGCTGTTGGCAATGAAAAATGTGTTCTGGTGCATACCTACCAGCGTGTTCCAAATAGTCGCATTCAAGTCTTTGCGCTCTATTGGGTCGCCATCCGCTACATCATCAAAGACTTGAATTGCGTCATAGACCATCATCAACCAATCAATGGCTGATTGAGGCAGCATAAAAACCTTTGTCAAGTTCTCTCGCAATCCATCACTCATGCACCACTCCTACACAGGGAAGGCCGCTGGATGCCAGAACTCAGCAGATTGATTTTCGCACAAATTATGAAAAGGTCAATCGTCATAGTCTTCATCTTCCCAGGCCTGACAAACCCGCATATCGTTGCAGATAAAGTTCAGCTTTTCACAATGCCCGCGATACCCATACCCAGTATCGTATCCAGCCATCGGTATGCGCTCAATCCGCACTTGGGTCATAAAGCTGTTGTCGTAATATCCACAGTTTGAGCAATGCTTGCGCCTTACGTCCTTTGCGTCACATTGCATGGCATCAGCCAATGATTCATAAAACTCAGGGTTTGCCTTTAAGTCGTTGCTGGGTTCTTCAGGCCCATAGTGCCAATTTTCTACAGCAACAAGAAAGTTTGCCTTGTTCTCTGCCACAGTTATAAACTCTTCTTCCTGTGGCAAGCCCATAAAGCCTTTCGGCATCATTAAAAAGTCTTTCATTTTGGTATCCTTAAGATATTTCTCTGCCTGATGCGCGAATGGTAAGCGATGCTGCTGCACTTGCCAATGTAGAAATAAAACCGCCTGCGTCCAAAACTTGACCCACCAGCTCAGGGCAAGTATAAGTT